AACCAGTTCCGCGTCGTCCTCTTCAACAATAGAATCTTGGATTCTGTGGGAACTGGGCTTACCGTAAACGGATTTAAACGTAGTTTGTAGCTGGAAAAGTGTCTGGTCGGACCCGCCGTTAGTATATATAACGCGAAAATGCGACGTGGAGGCCTGGAAACTAAAAGTCTTCTCTGCCCCGGCGTTAATAGTAAAGGTATCTGAGCTTATTGTAGTTGTACCGCCGTCTGCACTGTGCTCAATCAAAAGGCCGTCGGTAGCGCTAGCTACGTCCGAGGTGATGTTGATATAAATCATAGCAACATTTAAGACGTTAACCCAGTCTCCTGTAAACGCTTGATCCGCTAGAAGCGGGCTCATGGTGCTGTTGTCCTCGGAGACTTCGCCGCGTATCCCCTCTACAAAGACTTTAAGCTCCCCGTCTTCATTGGCTGCTGTAGACAGGGCGTCGTAGATCTGGTATTGGTAGGGGGCTGCTGCGCTTACTCTTCCGCCGTGGACCATTAAACACCTCCGTCGTACACTGGAAAGTCAGTAACGGTGTCCAGCTCTCTGATATCCTGCCCATGAGCAGCCAGAAAGGTGTTTATGGCTGCCTGTGATTCGAATCCGCTTAATAGATCGGCAGGGATGCGCGGTGTTGCCCATTCGCCAGTCAACATTTGACGTCCCTCGGTAGCCCAATTGGTTGTCTTCGGTAAGTCATGGCGGCTAACCCCATTGACTTTTGATGTTATAGGGTACCGGCTAAAGTTATTTATAACCGTATTGCAGGCGTTGCTGGTTCCTTTATTTGCGTGTACGTAGTATTCCTTGATCATAATGAGTACTCGCTTACCCATGTATTTCTGATTATTTCGTTTTCGGCGGCGGTTGTGATCTTTGAAATAATGGCAATCGCCGAGATGTTGAGGTCAACGGTTCGGTTTGTTGCCCCATTACCGCCGACGCCAAGCTGGTAAGATGCATCCGTCGTGTTGCCTGATCCGTTTCCTGTTGTGCCGTCCGCGGCCAATGAACTAAACGGCGTTTGCGCTCCGTACAGGTCTGATGTGACCTCGGACGCATCACGAGAGGCAATGTAGATAAACGAGTTGCCGTCGTTCCATGTGTCGTCCCCCAGATCAACAGCCCCGTCTCTTACCGTTAGGCCGATTTTACCAGAGCTCATATAAAAAGCCCAGTCATCCACAACGCCAGCAGTCTCTGTACTGAGGAAAACCGGTTTTTGGTAAAATTGCGCACCGCCTGCTGCCGGTTCAGCTGTCCGCGCTAAGATAGCAACAGTAAAGTCAGACATCGAGGCATGCGATACCGTGTGCATGAGCTGGGTAGAATCAAATCGGATCTCTGGTAAAGTGGAGGTCTCATATGTTGGTTGTAGAGACTCTGACGACTGGGCAAAATCGAGCCCTAATGAGCCCAGGTCTTCCCACGACGCCACTTTGTTGCCAACTCCGAAGCCGAGCGCGCTGAGTTGCGCATCGTAGTATGATATGGGGTCAAGGTCCAAGATACTTAATGTGTCTGCTACAAAATTACCATAATCGTAAGGAATACCCCGTTGCCGGAGTCGTGGATTTGCTCTCAGGAATTGGGGTATTACCATTTTGTTACTTAGGCTCCAAGGCCGTCTATGTCAGAGGCTACTTTGTGGACGATGAAAGATACATCGGTCGATGACGCGGCAAAGAATTCAGCGGTATCGAGAACGCCGTTTCGGTAAACCGTGTAGATCGACGGCAAGACTGCATTTGTGGCGTCCGCCGCTGCAACCGGGTTATAATTTACAACACCGCCGGAGGGCACAAGAACCGTGACAGCCTGGACATCGTCGTCGATTGTGAGGCCAAGTTCACTCAGGGTCTGGGACGATGTAACGGCTATAAGCTCCGCCTCGGAATCGGTGAGCCAAGTACCGCGCATCGCTGACATTATTTGTCTGGCGTATTCCATAATACAATTTCCTTAGGCCCGCTTCTTCATCTGCTCGGCCATTATTTTAGTCATGTTCTCGCGAGCGTCGCGTTCGCGACCCGCTAAAAATTTACTTTGCGCCATAGCTACGGCGTCGACTGTATTCGCGTTCTCTCTAGCCTTGTAGTCTTGTTCCCGCTGTTCTTTGAGCAATTGCGCATGGGTCTTAGGTTTCGCTCGGGCCTCGTACTCGTCGTTCGTGGCTTTGGCGAGATCTTTGTTCGCTTGTCTCAGTTTCTCGGTCAATTCGTTAACGAGAGCTGAGAGTCTTTGGACCTTTTCGACAGCAGTTTCAGGGGATTTTGTAACCTTTTCAGGGGGTACTTCTGGCTCATCGGCAACCTTTTCGCAGGGTTCATCAGAAACGGCTTCTGGGCCTGGGTCATTTTCAACTGTCAAGTTTTCCTTTACAGTTGCCATCTCGTCGATACAAACCTCTGAAACCGCGACGTCAAGGCGTGCGAGTTCTTCGAGAAGCTCGGGAATCTGCTTTGTGTTAGGTCGGACAATACCGTAACCTTTCGCGATTCCACGAAGGTCGGTAAGGTTGCGCCAGGTTTTAAGGGTTTCGGTCATAGTGCGCTTTCTCTCGTTGTATTCGTTGTTGTTCCCCTTCGGTTAAACGGGCCCCGGAAACCGAGAACCCGTCCAACGAGGGAAAGGGTTTCAAAGGCCTGAGTTAACAAGCCCTTGAAAGACTGCTTAGCCGTTGGTCTGGAGGTAAGCAATCGGAATGCGGTTACGTACAAACGCACGATCCCACTGGGCTGCGGCCTGAAGCTCGGCGATTGTCGGAGTTTCGTCCGAAATCGAAGCAATCAGGAACTGGAAGCCAAACGGGTGAATCAGCATTTGCTGGCGGCTGTAGAACGTTTCCTGCCCGCCGCCGTCGCCGGTAGCTGGGGTGCGGTCGAGTTCTGAAGGAACGCTGTCGTCGATCTGGTCGACTGCGAGCGAACCACTACCGAGCAGGTAGGTCGTGTAGACTGTCGGCGTGCCGGAAGCCGTGCAGCCGTTGTCAACCAGAACGCGGACGCCCTGGTAAACCGAAATCATAGTCTCGCCGCGTGCGTCGGGAATGAAGTCGATTAGGTTGAGCTTACGCATACGAGTGTAAACCACGTCGTGTACGATCATAACAGCCAGTTGGCCGAGCTTGTCGCCCATGGTAGCCTGGGCGTCAATAAACGCTTCAGCAGAGAACTTGTTGCTGTCTGCCGGGGTGCCGGTCGTTACAGCGATATCGTTAACCATGTCGCCGGAATCATTAGCTTCATTGTCGGCGAGAACGCCGTCGAGAGAGGCGATGATACGGGCCTGCCTACGTGCGCCCCAGTAATCAATGACGTTGTCTGCAACGTGCTTGATTGGGTCGCTGCCGGTGTACGTGGCGACGAGGTTCATTGCGCTCCAGCTCTGGTTCAGAACTTGGCGGATTGCAATTTGCTTGCCGGACGTGAGGGCCTTCGGCGTCGAGCTCGACGTGCTGTCGTCGGTGGACACGTTAGCGGCTTCATCTACGAGCTGCTTCCAGAAGGGGAGGTTAATGCTCTGGCCGGGGCCTTGCAGGAAGGTGCGTGCCTGAGGAACAGTGACGGCTGCGCCGGATTGAATAAATGCGTCGTTCTCAAGCATCTTCAGACTGACATAGTCGTCGAAGAGTTCAGGAACAAATTTGCCTGTGAGGTCTGTAACTGCCATTTGTAGTTACTCCATGTTCGGGTACTGGTTTCTTTGCGGCCCCGACTCCATGAGCTCATGGGCTAGTTATATTCGGTTTGGTGTTCCTTCGAGACTCTGTCACCATGTGACAGTTTCCTAAGAAACGCGGCGTCTTGGCATCCAAGACGCCGAAATCTTATATCGCGGCCAAGGCGCGCAACTTCTCGGCGCGCTTCGGGTCGCTCTTCTTCATGTCGGACTGAGCGGTCAGGCTGAAAGCGTCGCTCTTTGGGTCGAACGGGTTGGCGTTGTTTTTACCGCCCTTGCCGCCTTTGGCCCCGGCTCCGTTGCTCGGCATAGCCCAGCCCGGAGTGTCGTTGAGTTGGCGGTTGAACCACTCTTCAGCGGTTGCCCCGGCTTCATCGTAAAAACCTTCTCGGTCTGTGTCATATTTAAGATCCATACGAGCCCGGAGCATGACGTCGCGGACAAAACCCGCTTGGATTACGCCGTCTGCGAGTTCGTGTATAGCTTTCTCCCGGTCGCGGTTGAGCAATTTAGTTGAGAGCTCGGCTTCGCGATTCTTGGCTACTTCGAGAGCTGCTGCTAAGGTGTCGCGTTCGCGAGCCAGGGGTTGCATGCGGATCTCTGCAAGTTTGCTGACTTTCTCGTCGTCTGTGCCGCCCTCGGCTGCTTTGGCCCTGAGCTCCTCTAGTTCGTCCTGTAAGGTTACGAGTTCTTCGGGTTTAAGCTCTCCGTATCCAGACAACGCGGATTTCGTGGCCTTGTGGGCTTTGCGCTCTTCCTGGAGGCTCTTATATACTGTGTCGAACTCGGACGGGGGTTTAACGCCTTCGACGTCGAGAACGTGCGAACCATCGTCGCCTTCGACGTATAGGACTCGGAGGTTATCGTCTACTTCTTCGATGTCGTCAACTTTGTAACTCAGTGGCATGTGTTTTCTCTCGTTGTTGTAAAGTAAGGCGGTGCCCTCGCGGCGGTGCCTTAAGTTTTAGTAATATTGACGTTTTGGAGATTGGGTTTCAAGTTCCAGCGTTTTACGGCTTTTTGCCAAGCCCAATAAGGCATTTGGATGTCTGGTATGTTGGTCCAGTCTACGCGTACCAAGGTTTCCTGCCACTCTTTCTCTCGCCCTGCGGTCACGGTCACTTGAATGCCCTGGGCTCTGGCGTATTCTATGGCTTCCTGGATACCGCGAACCTGGTAAAAGAACTCCCCGGCCAGCAGTTTAACGCCTCTGAGGTGGATAGTATCAAACCCCTCGCGCACGGCTTCACATATCATAGTAGCTATGCTACAAGCTAACGCGCGTCTAGGGAACTGCTCTTCCAGGGTCTGAGTGTCGAGAAACTTGGAATCAAGGCCGTCGATCTTATCAAGCGTGACGAGCTCGGCCCCTTGATCCTGGTATTCCCGGTACTTGGATTTCCAGTTACCGGGGAACCGCCCGGGCCGGTTGTCTTTATCAAAACCCCAGTGCAAATGATAAACCCGGTCCGGCTGAAGATCAGGGTACCGGGTGTAGAAGTCGTTTAAAGTCCAAACGGACCCCCTCAGATCGAGAGGGTCCGGGTATAGACCTAGTATAGTAACTTCAGCCACTATGGCTTTGCCTAGGTGGTGAAGGTAATAGCGCCGGAGGCAAGTAGCTCGTCGCCGACTACAGCGATCAGATACCAAGTTGATCCAGTCGTGTCCGTGATATCAAGATCCAGAGCGCCGGTGGCGTTCGTGGTAATCATAAACGAGGACTTGGCTGTCAGTGTGTCGATAATGTTACCATCAGTACCAATAGCAACGGAAGTCGCCGGGGCGCTGGCGGTGATGCCGTCGCCGTCTGCGTCGTCACTCAGATACACGTAAACGCAGCGCCGGGCGGCTACGGCGACAGAGTCGTTGTCGAGCAGCTGTACAGCTACGTTGATGACGTTAGTAGCTTCGGTGCCTACGGTGATTGTTGCGGAAACTGCGCCAACAGCGTCTTTGACTGTGTCGTTAATGCGAGTTGAGCCGGTCTGGCCGCGGCGGAGCTTAGTAAAAGAGCCCATGTGATAATCTCCAAAGGTTTTGGGTTGAGTTACGATAATATACAGATTTGTACATCAAAGAGGCAAGTTTCGTGTCGCGCGTTGGCGGGCGCGCGCGTGCGCGCGTTACGCGTAGGCGTGTACAGGCGCTAGCGGGCGGGGGCGTGTGCGCGACAAGGTTCATCCCTGACAGCGACAGGATAAACGACAAGATCCTGTCGCTCTTAAGATACTGCACTGGCGCTACTTAGAAATCAAGCGACAGGATCGACAGGATGTTTTCACTTTTTTGCTAAAAAACGGCGAAAATTTTTAAACAGAAAAACAGGTGATTTCTATGTTTCATAAGTTATTGATTACTAGTTACTTATACTTTTTATTCTAAAAAATAAAAGTAAAACAGGTAGAAAAGTGGTCAAAGTAGAAACGGGATTTTGACAAGAAACTGAAAAAACCATGTACATCCTGTCGCTTGCTTTGCAACTTGTTTACTTGTAATCACTTAAGTGCGACAGGATAGCTTTTTCGATCCTGTCGCTGTACATGTTTATCCTGTCGTTTTGCCTGTTTTCTCCGTTTCTAGCGCTAGCGCGGTTCTCTGAAAAGCGGAACCCGGGATTCTAGGTACTTGCTACGCAGCTTTGTTTCTTCAAATAGAAAAGTTTTTCAGAACCAAGTATATTAGTTAAAACTTTTCTACGAATCCCAGGAGCTTTGTTTATATGGGCACAAATAACACGTCCTCAGCCGATAAGAAAGGCAATCTATCCGCCTCTAACCACCCGGAATACGACGAATACTTGGTCGACTGGAAACAGATGCGCGACACCTTCTCCGGGGAACGTGTTGTAAAAGAAAACGGGACGGTCTACCTCCCTAAAACCGCAGGCATGAAAGCCGACGGCACCGAAGGGAACGACGCTTACGCTTCCTATAAGCTCAGAACCGTGTTCTATGACTTCGTTGCGACTACCGTTGCCGATATGCTCGGAGTCTTGGAGAAAGAGCCCACAGTTTACGAGCTGCCCACACGCCTAGAACCTTTGGAAGAAGACGCCGGGCCGGACAGCGAACCGCTTAAAGTCGTACACCGCCGTGTTAATGAACAGCAGCTCATTACCTCGCGCGTTGGGCTTCTGCTTGACCCGCCCTCAGCTACTACGCCGCAGGCATTGCCTTCTATCGTGCAATACAACGCTGAGACTATTCTAAACTGGGATTCTGACAACAAAGAACCCCGGTGGATTGTCCTCAACGAATCCAGGAACGTAGTCGAAGAAGGCTCACTTACTTGGGTCTGGAAAGAAGAATACCGCCTATTAGCCCTAGACGGCAGCGACAGGTATTACACCGCGGTTTACGACAAATACCCTCGCGACATTGATATCGACAACCCCGCAGTTTCTCAGGACCCTTCGGACCCATTGAGCGGGGAAGCTGTGTATCCAATGCTCAACGGTAACACGCTCGATACAATCCCGTTTGTCTTCATCAACGCCACGTCACTAGGGGTCAACGTCGAAAAGCCCATGCTGCTCGGTTTGTCTAATCTCGCGTTGGCCGCGTACCGTGGCGACGCCGACTACCGGCAAGCCCTGTTCCTTCAAGCCCAAGATACATTGTTCCTCCAAGGGTTTACCGAGGAAGACAAATCCTCTATC